CGTCGAAGATCGAGCCGTCCAGGTCGTGGTCCCCGACGGAGGGTTCCTCGACCTGGACGGCTCGATCTTCGACGAGACCGCGTGCGCCGAGCCGGTGTTCTCCCCGATCCAGGACCCGCTGTGCCCGGCCCTGATCCCCCCGCCGCTGCCGCCGTCGGTCCCGCTCGGCTGCTACGACCCGCCGAAGAACTGGCGGCGCCGGCAGATCACCATCCCCAACACCTACATCCCGCTGTGGGGTGAGGTGGTCCCGAAGTTCGCCATCCACGCCAGGGACACCGACGTGCGGAACATGCGGCTCCGCTTCTATGCCGACGTCGACGGAGACGGCGACATCTCCGACGACCCGTGCGCGTTCTGCGGGGACATCGTGGTCTCCTACGTGCCGCAGGGCTCGAGCCTGATCTTCGACACCTCCGAGCGCCAGGTGTACGTGCTCGACGCCAGCCAGCGTCGCCGCCGTGCCGACGCTGTCGTCTTCGCCACCGACGGCACCCCGTTCGAGTGGCCGGTGCTGACCTGCGGGATGGGCTACATCGTCACCCTGGACCTGCCGCAGACCCAGGCCCCGCCGGTCTTCGACCTGTCCCTGTTCAGCCGGGCAGCCTGATGCCGTCACGCACCTTCACCGCCCAGGGCGGGTGGCAGACGTTCGCCGTACCCGACGGCATCGACCGGGTCACCCTTGACCTCAAGGGGGCGGGCTCCGGGGCGGCTCACGGTGGCCGGGTCCGGGGACAGCTCAAGGTCAAGAAGACCGACGTGCTGTATCTGCTGGTCGGCGAGGCCGGGAAGGCTGCTTCTGGGCGCAACGGAGGGGCTACGGCGGCCGGAGGGGGCGGGGCCGGGGGTGACGGCTCCACCGGCCGCAACGGCGGCAGAGGCGGTGGCGGAGCGGCTGCGGTCCGGCTGAACTCCAGCGACGGCTCGATCAAGGCGGTCGCCGGTGGGGCAGGCGGGTCGTCCGGCGACAGCGGCGAGGGCGGGCACGGCGGCGCGGCCACCGGTCTGCACGGCTCGCTCGGCAACGCCGGGACCGGACAGGTCGGCAACGCCACCGGTGGCACCCAGACCCAGGGCGGCAACGGCGGCGTGTCCGGAGCGGACGCCAGCCTGTCCGGCGGGAACGCCACCGACACCACCCTCACCCGAGGCGGCAAGGGCGGCGAGTGGCCCAGCCAGAACACCCACGGCGGCGGCGGTGGAGGTGGCGGCTACCACGCCGGTGGCGGCGGGGCGGCTGCACTGATCGGCATCACCCCTGGCGGCGGCGGAGCGGGCGGCTCCAACTACACGGGCGGGCTGTTCACCGGCGTTGCCTCCGACCAGGGCGGCGGCACCACCGGCGACGCCGTCATCGTCGTCTCCTGGGTGTCCCCGGCTCCCGCGAACCAGCCTCCCGGCTCACCGTCGGAGGTGCGGATCGACGGCAAGCCGGAGGCCGACGGGCTGTCCACCAAGTCCACCGGCAGGGTCACCGTCTCCGCCGTGGTACGGGACTCCGACTCCACCACCGTGGACCCCGACAAGCCGGGCGACCCGGCCACCCAGAAGCACCAGAAGGTACGGCTGCTGGTCCGCTACTCGGCGTCGAGCAGGTTCACCAACACCGCCGTCGTCCGCTCCGACCTGGTCGAGTCCGGCAAGCGGGCCGAGGTGGTGCTGACCGGACTGTCCACCAACACCCACTACTTCCTCCGCATCTACGCCGAGGACGCCAAGGGCCTGGACTCCGGCAACTACAACGGCGCCAACTTCTGGACCAACCGTCCCCCGCTCGAGCCGGACCTCCAGTCCCCCAGCGACAACGCCGTGGTCCTCGACACCGACACCGTCACCTTCGACTGGGCGCACCACGACCCGGACAGCGGCGACGGCCAGGCCGAGTTCCAGATCCGGTGGCGCCGGGCGGCGACCGCCGATGACCCGCCCGCAGCCTGGGTCACCCACGGCAAGCGGACCACGTTCGACAACTTCACCGCCGACCCCGGCACCTTCAAGTCCGGCGTCTACTACGACTGGACGGTGCGCACCCGAGACGGGCAGAACGCCTGGGGTCCCTGGGCACCACCCCGCTCGTTCTTCTCCCTCGGCAACGCCAACCCGCCGAAGCTGCTGTACCCGACCGGGATGCGTGCGGTCGACGTCACCGTCCCGCTGGTGCTCCAGTGGAACTTCCGGGACCCCACCGCCGGTGTCACCCAGACCAAGGCCGACTACCGGTTCCGGGTGGTCGGCACCACCGACTGGGTGACGGTGCTCGGCGACACCACCGAGCCCGGAGGCGACCGGTCCTGGACGGTGCCCGAGGACACGTTCGTTCCCGGCCTCCACTACGAGTGGCAGATGCGGACCTACCACTCCACCGACCCGAACCCGTCGGACTGGTCGGACTCCGAGCGGTTCGTCACCCATGGCGGGCTCGGCTCCCTGTCCGGTCCGGTCACCTTCGACCTCACCGAGGACCAGGGCGTCCTCGGCTGCGGCACCCATCGGGTGTTCGTCTACGACCGGGGCGGGATCGTCCCCCGAGGTGAGATCACCCCGCTGTCGAAGGTGCAGTGGACCCGCAAGCGTGACGACCTGGGCAACATGATCATCACCACCAACGGGTTCGGCGACGACTGCGGTGCCCTGCTCGCCGACACCCACACCTGGATCCACGAGCTCGTCGTGTTCCGTGACGGAGAGCGGGTGATGGAGGGGCCGATCACCCTGATCGAGGACTCCACCGAAGGGTTCACCATCGAGGCCAAGGACGTGATGGGCTACGTCTACCGGCGGATCATGCGGCAGGGCTACAACGACGCCTTCCACACCGTCAACGGCGTCGAGGAGGGGTTGCTCACCGTGGTCGAGCGCGGTGGCCTGCTGATCGCCGACGCTCTGGCCCGCAACGACCCGAACGTGCTGCCCTACGTCACCCTGTTCACGTTCCCCGACGACGCCCGCGAGTCCCGCACCCAGCCCGACTTCGCCAAGACGGCGTGGGAGGAGCTGGACGACCTGGCTGCCAACGCCGGGCTCGACTACTCCACCATCGGCCGGCGGATCATCCTCAACGACACCCACCGCCCGATCGGCAGGCTGCCGGAGTTCCGGTCCGAATACTTCGACGACCCCCCGAAGATCACCGAGTACGGGATGCTGCTCGCCGACTACTACGCGGTCACCAACAACGCCGGGCTCTACGCTGCCGTCGAGCACGAGGACTCCCCGTACGGCGGGGTCGAGATCCTGGTGTCGGCGTTCAACGAGAACGCTGCCACCGACGCCGCCACCATGACCCCCGCCCAGCAGGAGGCGGTGGTGAAGGTGCTGCTGGAGCAGGCGAAGCGCGGCATCGCCTCCCGCTACCCGGCGCCCTACATCGTCCGGGTCCCCGACAACTCGATGCTGGTGCCGGAGACACCGGTCGGGATCAACCAGCTCGTGCCCGGCGTCTGGATCCCGCTGCGCGCCCAGGGCACCGTGATCGAGATCAGCCAGTGGCAGAAGCTGGACATGGTCCAGGTGATCGAGGAGGCGGGCAAGGAGCAGGTACGGGTGACGATGAGCCCGGCCCCCAACCAGGGCCAGGACCCCGACGCCGAGTCGGCTGCACAGGAGGCAGCGGTATGACCAGCACCGGCCGCAACAGAGTCGACTTCAACGACTGGATGCGTGACGTCGAGCGCCGCATGACCAGCCAGGAGCGCCGACCCCAGCACGTCCACGGACTGCAAGGCCCCGGCATCGGCCCCCGTGCCACCAAGATCACCGACTGGAACGACGACAAGGTGGTGTTCAACGGGTACTTCTACTCCGACGTCGGGTCGCTGCACTCGCCGGACCCGTTGAAGGCGTGGATCGGGTACGCGGTGGCGAACCTCGACGGCTGGGGGATCCAGCAGGTGACCAGCATCAACCTCTCCACCGCCGTCCCGGGCACCTCGTTCCAGCGTGGCTTCGTCACTCCGACCGGCTCGACTCGGGTGTACTCCACCTGGACGGCCATCTGATGGCCTAGGGTGAGCCACGGCAGGACGGCCAGGCGACTTTGACCAGTGGTCAAAGTAGGCCCGGAGCCCAGACGGTGTGAACCCGGAGGTAGGCATGGCGAAGCGTTGTGGATGCGCCAGCGAGAACTGCGCCT